GGGGGCATGGACAAAGCACCAATGACTGCAATGAGCACAATGGTGATGATCCACCACCCTAAGAGTGGCAGACCACTGGCTTGCTGGCAGCAGCTACACATGCTAAAAATGGAAGTGCTGGGTGAATTCGACTCTCTCACCCACTACGGTCATTGAGACGGCAGGCCCTGCCGCTGCTTTAACCTCAGCTTCCTTGACCACTGCTTGCCTAGCAACCCCTTTATACCCACCCCCCTCCTGTCTGTCCACCGATCTTCCTTGCCTCGGCTCCACATACTGCTGTTGTTGGTTCTCCATTTGGTTAGATTTCATGCCCTCGAGTAAGAAACGAGTGACACCCGCTCTTCTATTTGCTCTATGATTGGAGCCATAGAAAGGGGGGTGAAGTCGTTCTCGAGGGCAATCTGCTCATCTGGTGTTAGCCCAAAGGCCAACCAAAAGGAGAACCGTGACTCCTCAGAGGGGCCCAGGCCGGTGTACTTGTCCTTGCGCTGCATTTTGTATTTCCATGACTCCATGGCGTACGCCAGGTCGCTGCGCGCATGTACAGTATCTGAGCAGGTGGGGAATTGTTGGTAGAACCTGTGCAGAACAGGAACTCCATCATTGTTAATGCGCCCACCCTCCCCTACGGCAGATATCCATTTCAGAGCATTACGGGCATCAGCTATGTCAGTAAGGCAATGAAGATCCTTAGACATAGACTGATGCAGGTTGCGTACCATGCGGTATGAGCCCGCAACCAGCACAGGTCGTGTTTGGCAGAACTCAAGGTGCTCGAGAACATCTACAGTTGGCTCCACCTTCATTGTGAACCCCAACTCCCTGTAGTACTCAATGAGCCCAGTTCGGACTCGAGCTTCATCCTTTCGCTCAACCACAAGCATGCAATCGTCGCCATTGTTCGCCAACCTGAAGTGACGGACCCTTCGTTTTGTGCACCAGTTGTGAACTGTGGCGCACATTATCAGACAATTGCCGCTTGAGGTGTTCATGTCGCCAGACATTCTGCATCCCTCAACTCTGTAACGGATTTCACCGTCAGGGCACCGTGCTAACCCTTTGTTGTTGATTTGCCAAGATAGGAGGCGCCGCAATTCAGCTCGTTGTGTGGCGGGAAACATCTCCAACCACACACTGTGCTCAAACTCCAGTGCCTCCTTCGATATGTGTTGATCAAATCTGGAAGCATCCATACCAATCCCTATAGGATCGCGGAAGGAATTCCACATGGCGTGAAACTCCTCCCCAGCCTCATCGGCATTGAGACCCTTGAAGATAGTACGGCCCCCATACACTTTGTTGATCCCCTTGAACAACAACTC